ATGGTACATCAAAGAACTTGGTGTTCCAGCCAGTCAGCGCATCTGGACATTTCTCTTGCCAGAGTTTCAGAAAGAACTTGAGCAAGTGATATTCATCTTTGCACTTCATGTATCGTTCTTGACCCTTGACTTCATAATCACCACAACCGAAAACGAACATATGCCCACCGATAAATCGGAGAGCAATAGCAGTAACTGGTTCATTAGCTTCGTATGGATCAGGGAAGCCGTTCTCTGAACCGACCTCAATATCGACAATTGCAATAGAGACTTTATCAAAGTCCCAATCAATCATTTCTTTGTGTTGTTCACCGATAAAGGCATATTCAAAACGATTTTGACCATAGATGGTTTTACCTGAGACACCTTCGAACTGACGGAGATAATCACGTGCATCACGCATCGAATCGAATTTACGATCCTGTAAATATGTACCATCAAGTGAAGTAAAGTTTGTTACTTTCTTTGATGGCTCATAAAGTGTTGGTCGATAGGGAATTTTAATTTTTGTGCGTTTACCATCGGTGACACCACGATATAGGATGCTGTTACCGACAGATTGTACGTTTGTATAGAAAAGAGACATTAGCCTGTGATTAGTTGATTTGAAGAGCCGCCTGACATCATTGCATTGTAATTATCAATGATGTTTTGGTCTGGATCATATGTGTATGCGATGTGTAGAGGTTCAATTAGAATTGTAACATCTTTTGATTGGTCAGCAAAAGCTGGAAACGGAACAAAACCCATAGAAGGTGGTGCACCGTTAATTTTAGGTGGTACTACTCTGAGTTGCATTGGATTTTTAAGCAAAGCACGACCATCTCCACTAATTGTGGATTCAGAAATGACTTCTTCACCTGTGACAAGTTTGAAACCTTTAATACTCATAATTATACCTCTGCGTTGAAAAAGAAAGTTTGAAATAATCGTCCATTATACTTCGAATCACCAAAACCTGGCAACATACTTCTGTGGTAATATTCACCTCGGTAAATAACCAAACGATTAAAAATGTTTGAAACTTGAATGATTGGTTCCCATTTATCGACCTCGTTTATATCCTCAGCCGAGGAATTATAATCCGTTTTAGGATCATTTCGGTCTAGCATGAAAACTTTGGATTCTTTATTTCGGTAAATAGCAGTTCCCGATTCTAGTGGTGCATCGGGTGTCAAATAAAGAACTGCCGCCCAATTGGTTGGATCATAATGAACCCATGTTTTATCTTGTGATGTGGTAAACTGGAAAGCTGTATTGTATTCTTCTGGCCACCATGTAATCTTCCTGCGGAGAATATTCTCAAACATGGCTTTGGCATTGGTGTTGTGTTCACCTTGCATAATTGCGGTTCTGGCACCAGGATAATTACCTTTAACATCAAATGGTAAAGATAATGCATAATCTCTGACACCCATAGCATTGGAGTAAAAGTTGTCAAAAACCATAAAGGAAGGTGTCATAAAGGTCCTTTTATTCATAAATATAAGAAGTTATTAGTTATTTTATCATTTTTCGTATTAAATGTCAACAGAATTGAGGTACAAATGAAAAAGTTTGTGTTGAGTGTCTTATCAATTATATATCTTGGTCTTGTAAATGCACAACCAATTGTAACGGAATCGACAACAAAAAGTACAGTGAATTCGGTAACGGATTCAAACACGACCGTAAAATCTCCACCACCATCGGCTATTACACCGACAATGAATATTTCAAACTCCGATTTGTGTACTGTCGGAGTTGCCGGTGCCGTACAAACACAGATTTTAGGTATTTCAGCCGGAAGAACAGTCAAAGATATGAACTGTGAACGATTGAAATTATCTAAAACATTATACGATATGGGTATGAAAGTTGCTGCCGTATCCACATTGTGTCAGGATAAACGAGTTTTTGACGCCATGATGATGGCTGGAACTCCTTGTCCGTTTGATGGAACTATTGGTGCTGAAGCAAAAGAATCTTGGAAAGCAAATAAAAATTTACAACCCGGAAATGTCGAAAAAGAAGGAATGAGCGATGACTCTAAAACGATGTATAGTATTGGCGGCCTTCTTTCTTTGTTGCTCCTACTCTTACTCTGAAATAGTTAACGGTACGACAACGAATGCCGCAAGTAAAGGTCTAACGTGGAAAATGACCGGCGTTTTGCCGGCAGTCACAGGCTTGACGGTTGATGGAGTGATATATCAGTATACGGCTGTGAAGAATACTAAAGATGCGATGGTCGTAAATGTACAAAACGCAAATGCCATAGATACTGGATATATCTTTAGAAGTCAAGATGATTGGACAGGAAAACCTGGAAACTCCATAACTAAGGTTGTACCTGTTGACAATATTGCTGGTAAATATTGGGGTGATGGTTCAATTAATGTGACCGGTCAGGGTGAAGTTACTAATGCATCGGTTGTGTACAAGTATCGTTATGATACGTGTTATAACCCATTAAGTGATCCAAGCTGTCCAGGTTATGCTCAAGCAATGCTGGAGTATTTGGCTTTGAAGGCGGCTGAACCTGTTGATCCATTGTCGAACAAGTATGTCAAAGATGCTTTAGAGGGTAAACCTTTACCAGAAGATGAGGATAAGAAGAAAGATTCTACTCCTAAAAATGAAAAGAAGGTTGAAAAAGTAGCTGTCGATAAAAAGGCAGTTATTATCAATAGTTTGGTGAGTGCGGAAGATGCTCAAAAAGCAACAAGATTTGAAATGATGAATAACATTCCAGGGTTTAGTGCTTATAGCATAAATATAGTTGGAGGTGTATATAATGATGTGATTCGTTATCCTGAAAAGAAGTTACCTGATAGTCGAAATGGCAGAAGTCTTGGTGTAGCGCAAGAAAGGTTACATGGGGCTATGGTAGATTCACAATATAATAGATGACATTAGAACATACAAACAACGAAAGGCAAAAGATGTTCAAAAAAGTTTTACTTGCAAGTTTACTTGCATTACCGTTAGTTACAACGGCACAAGATATACCAATTGTAGGTACAGTAACTTCCAAATGTGTTATTTACACAGAAACACCTGGTGTGTATGGTAACCCAACACCTGGTGTATTGAGTACTGCTGTAGCAGATGGTGGTGTGCAACCAATCATTAGATATGATGTTGTACAATCTGGTTTTTACAAAGCTGTTATAACTGTACCAAATTCATTCACATCTTCACCAGTATTATCTGATGTTGTTAGATGGACTGGAAGTGTTGATGTTAGCAGAGTAACTGATGCGGCTATGTCTGCTTACAGTACAAACAAAAGAACATACAACGAAACAACTGAAGTTAATTTGACAGTTGCAGGATCAGTTTGGTTCAAAGCAGATTCAAAAGCAGAATATGGTTATAACAAAGCGTTTCCAGCAGGAACATATAGATCGATTGTAACTGCAACTTGTTTAGCCGTATAAGGTGATATATGTTTCGTTATGTGATTGCTTTGATGATGGTTTTAAGTTGTAGTGCAAATGCACATCAGTTTCTACCAACTTATCCAAAATTTCAGAATTCTTTTGTTGAAGGTGTCGTTTATACGAAAATGGAACTTTTCAATAAAAGAAAAGAAATTGGATTTTATGAGTTGGGTGTTTTTGATGGAGATTGGAATTCAATAACATTTGCAACCGAAAGTAAAATCATTCGTGTAAACTATCTTGAAACAAAATATATCAATGTCTATATTAAAAAAGAAGATTTGAAGAGAGCCGTTTATATCTGTACAGAGTCGAAGATAAGAAAAGAGGATATACAGGCTACTTCAATTGCTTCAAAAATTTGTTCGAAAATAAAATAACATGAAATATATTATTGGTATTGTTTTGTTGACTTTTTGTAATTTAAGTACCGCACAAACTGGATCACTGAATTTAGCATTACCCAGTACACCTGGAAGCTATCAGTCGGATAGATTTAGAGCAGGCGAGTTAGATTGTTCAATGGCGATTGGTTCAGGTACAAACGTTGAATTTGGAGTTATGGGTATTATCAATAACAATCCGAATCAAAGTGTAATTAATAATATGATAACACCAAACGCTAGAGATGTAGGTGTTTATGGAAGAATAACAATACCAATTGGTGCACCAAAAGGTAGAGTTGATTGTAATCTTTTATATCAAATGGAGTTGAGTAAGAAAAGAATGGAAATTGAAAAACTGGAACTTGAGTTGCGTAACCTAAGAAACTTGAAGTTTGAAAAATGATTGTTACGTTTGATTTAACGTGGTTGTATAATTCAGCACCATATTTCTTAATAGGGCTGGGGATTGGTATCGCATTTTATTATATTTTCTATGACAAGAATTCAATGACTGAATTGGAACGTAAAAAGCATGATTTGGAAGTGAAGAAAGAATGGTTTCGTATGTTAGCTGAACAAAAAAAAGAAACTGATAAAAAGCAAAGATGGAATAACAATGTCAGAAGAAATTAAAAACGTTAACGCTAAGATTGATGAAGCCGAAGCGGCAATGAAGAAGTATGCCAGTAAAGATACTGTTATCAGTATTGGTGGCTATGAATTTACACCTGCTAAACTAATGGTAGCCTTTACTCTGGTGAGTTCTACATTAGGTGGATTGTATGGTGCATTTGAAGTCTATAAAGATTATCAAAGCATGAAGAAGAAGATTGCATCTTATGAGGCACCAGACTTAAGCGAATTCGATAAGCGTTTGGCTGTCATTGAAGAAAACTCAGGTAAAACCAGCGATTATACACGTGATATCAAAAACGATTTAAAGAGTGACATTCGTAGAAACGAATCGGTGACCGAATCAATAGAACGTTCTGTTAAACAAGCACAACGTGAAACAGAACAAGAGATGAGACAAGCACGTAAAGATATACGTGAAGATTTAGATAAAGCTAGGTCAGAAGTTAATGGCATCCGTAAAGAGATGGCTGACGCTAGAAGAGAAATCACTAAAGAAGTGGAAACACTCAAAAAAGATATAGATAATAAAATACAAAAAGCAATTGACAATCCTTTGGCCGGCAAATGAAATACATAGTGCTACTGTTGCTGATGGTAATCATACCATCCTCGGCGGCACGATATGAATGCATTCGTTGGACATGGACTGGTGATGTGTACAACCGAAAGGTTGTTTGTTTAGAATGGCGAGATAAAGATGCAACAAAAAACGTTAAGAAAAAATAATGTTGGATCCCGTCACAATCGGTATAGCTTTCACGGCCGCACAACAGTCTGTCGGCTACATTAAAAAGGCCATTTCTCTAGGTAAAGACATAAACAGTTTATATGGTCAATTCTCAAAGTTTTTTCAAAACTCGGATAAGATACACGAAACAAACGCAAAATTACAAAGCGGTAAAAGCATACTCACGGACGGAGAGATTAGAGCATTGTCAATACAAATTGCCATGCAGAGTAAAGCATTACGTGATGCTGAAAAACAACTCAAAGAGTTATTAATATATTCAGGTAACAAAGATGTTTGGGACGAAATGATGGCTGAACGTGTTCGTATGTATAAAGAACGAGATAAATTGCAGAGGGAAAAAATAAGAGCAAAAGCACAAGCGGATGCCGATTTAATTGATACTGCTTTAATCTTTATCTCATTTTCAGCAATAATTATACCAGTGTTTGGAATCACTATTCAGGTTTTAACAAGATAAACTGGTTGCGGAGGAAGGAGTCGCACCCTCGACATCAGGATTATGAGTCCTGCACTCTACTACTGAGTTACTCCGCTGTTTATTTATATGGTATGACCAACAGGATTCGAACCTGTAACCAAGAAATTATGAGTTTCCTGCTCTACCATTAAGCTATGGTCATATTTGGTACGAGGGACGGGACTTGAACCCGTAAGCCGAAGCGGAAGATTTTAAGTCTTCTGAGTTTACCAATTTCTCCACCCTCGCAAAAATTAAGTGTAATTATTTGGTACAACCTAGAGGAATCGAACCTCTTTCCACGGTGCTTCAAACCGTTGCTATGACCACATCAGCTAAAGTTGCATTGGTACCTTGTGACAGGATCGAACTGCCGACCTTCTCCTTGTAAGGGAGACACTCTACCGCTGAGTTAACAAGGCTTAATCTTCAAATACTGCAATCACATCATCAATGTGAATGCGATAAGTATCATTATCAATTTTGTATGTTTTGTTCCAATTAATCAATAGTTCTTCACCAATTGAAATAGAATCATCACCGGTTGCAACAACAATTGCACGATCCGGTTCAAGTGAACTTTGGAGAATAATTCCACCAGCCGAAACTTTCTCTGGTGCTTTTCGTTCAACGATTACATTACGATTCAAGGGAACATAGGTCATAAAAATCCTTAATAAAATTGGGCAGGCGTAAGAGAATTGAACTCTTGATATCGGAATCACAATCCGAGGTTTTACCACTAAACTAACACCTGCATAAAAACTGGAGCGGGTAGAGAGAATCGAACTCTCACACTAACCTTGGCAAGGTCACAGGCTACCTTTACATCATACCCGCATATTGTTTACGTTAGGCTCCCTGAGTTGATGAGAACTAAATCTCAA